GGGCAACGAGGCCCTTCCTCTCGAGTGGGTTGGTCGATGGTGATCAATCCTTAGAGAATCCAGATGGAGGCTCTTCATGTCACGATCTCGCCAACGGAACGATGAGCGTACTATACCTATTCACTTCACTAACAACGTTAGTGGTGGTGAAGTTTGGTTTGACGCTCAGACAGCCACGTTCTTTGAATCATTCATTGACGTGACTGGGTTGCCGGGTGGTATCCACCCATGCAATCATTCCAAGGTGACCCTAGATTATTTTCTAGGGAGCTACAGCTTTCAGGACTCCGCACCGGGGAATTACGTTACAGTAAATCCCTATCGGTACGGCATCCCTCCAGCTGGCACGATCGAGAGCCTCTTCGGACCTCCCTCTTCTGTCCAATTGGCGGGCTTTACTGATAGGGCTTTTGAAGCCCTATCAACACAAGTGCCCCAGGAAGTTAGTTTACCTAACTTCTTGTATGAATTCCGAGAGATCGGGTCTCTTATTCCCGAACTCGGAGAATCCATGGCCAAGACGGTATCTGGGGGCTTTTTGAATTACTCCTTTGGGTGGAAGCCACTCATTGGAGATATTCAGAAGCTTTCGAACCTTATGTCGACTGTAAGGGCTCGTATCGAGTACCTTAAGTCTACATATGGTCGCGAAACCCGCCTCTCTCACTCAGAAGCCTTCGAAGTTGAAGGCGACCTGATGAAAGAGATCGGCGGTTCCCGTTATTACCGCGATTCAGCGAAAGGTATTTTAAGGGCTGGAGGATATCTCTTCCATCTCCTTAAAAACCTGAATTCGCTGGAAGGGACGTTGAGGGCTGCTGCTGGCGCACTGGGCCTAAACAACCCCTTAGGTGTTGTTTGGGAGGCCATTCCATTTAGCTTTGTGCTAGATTGGTTTGGCCGTATCCAGTCTGCCATCGGTAAAACTGCCGTACAACCTTTTGAGGGTGTATGGGAGATTCACCGCCTGTGCTGGAGTTTCACTGTAAGTGGAACCTGGCACAGGGACGTGTACCTTGGAGCTGGTTCAATCCCAGAGCGGGTTGAGCAGCTACGTGGCACATGGCAGCAGTATGGTCGCGAGCCTGGATTGCCTGTGTCTGACTCGTTGCTTGCGAGTACGGCACTCGACACTCGGCAGCAGATGCTTGCCGCCGCCCTAATTCACCAGTCGGTGCGTTAGGTTCGGCTATAGCAGCTGACTGCAGTAATGTCGACATACGATGTCGTATGTCTACCGCGCTGCAGAGCGCACAGGAGTCAAACATGACCTTCGCTTCAGATCTTGTCTTGGATGATGCCGATGGCACCGACGTTACTTACCGTCTTCGAGCTACGCTCCCCGACGGTTCGCAACGTATCGATATCGCAACGGATTTGCGCAACCCTGCACTGCTTACTATCAAGCATAGTAGCACAGGGAAGGGCGCCGATGCGATCGATCGTCACTTGGCCTCATTTACGAGGACCATGACTGACACCAACGGTAAACAAGTTACGTTGACCTGCAACTTTACGTTAGCAGTTCCCCGTAACTCTGTTATCACTAACCAGATTGTCTATGACCAGGTTGCAAACCTGCTAGACTTTCTGAGTGACGGAGCGCTTACTACAGCGTTGTCCGACACTGATGCCATCCAAGCTCTTTTGCGTGGAGAGTCCTAGCATGCATCCTAGGGATCCTTTTGATCCAATAGAAGTGCATGCTATGGTCTTTCCAGGTGATATGGCGGTTAATAGCCGCCTTATCACCTCCCCATATTGCACTACTTCACTTTGGAGTGTTTTAGTGCATTTGGGTTCTCTGATAGTCATCTCTGTTGAAGGAGATGACTGTTTTGAGATTTGGGCAAAAGAGGGCGAAGCAACTCGTGTTTGGCGTTTGGAGAGGATACCACAAAATGGTGCCTCTGAAAAGCCAAATCGGAGTTTATCTCCACCTGTGTCTTCAGCTAGTCCAGGACGATCCTCACCGTATCAACCCCTCGAAGCAACTCAATCGCGATCTCGAGACAATGAAGTCCCGAGTAGCGAATGAGGGACTTTCCTTCCTAACCAAGAGTCTTCCCCTACTGGGGAAAGCTCTCGATCATGGTTTGAACGTCCAACGGTTCACCGTCCCTATGGGTTTTAAAGCCCAAAGGGGCAGGAGTACGCCCGAATTTCTTCAGGCATACTTCAACCGCGTCTTCGACGTGGATGGTACGCTCCTGGAAGATGCTGACGTAGAATCTATCAAGTTCCTACGTCAAGTACTCTTCTTCGCGTATAAGCTTGAAATTCCTTTCTCTGACACCCAGAAGAAGGCTGTTCTTGACAGCTTTCTGAGGACTGAGGAGGAACTAGCTTCACTTGATCTCTCGGATGCAGAGACAGTGTTGTCCCTTGCATCCAAGATCACAGTGGGTCTCTTTGAGGGATTTAACCCTAAGGAGATCATACCGCGGCATGGTCCAGGAGCAGTGGCTACTGGTGAATCTCTGGATGAGAAGTGGGAATTCTCCCGCCTCTACGACCAAATTCATCAGTATTACCCCTACTACGACTACTATGTCGCAGGAGGAGGTAATGAGCTCATCGACCGAAGGAACTGGTACCGATCTCTTGATCGACTTAAAGCCGGTCAAGCGAAAGTTGTCCTTGTTCCTAAGGATTCGCGCGGTCCGCGGCTCATTTCTGCTGAACCTTTGGAATACCAATGGATCCAGCAGGGACTCGGCCGAAAACT